CGGGGCTTCGGATCGTAACACATAGGAGGATTTTATGACCATCAGACATCGACTTAAGACTCATACCCCACTACATGTCTATCAAGACATATATGCGGATGGTATTTATGCTTTAACGAGGTCTCTTCCCCACGTGGCATGGCAACGAGAAGAGGAAATGACAGATACTGTCACTCCTGCTGCTCATTCCAAGCTACGTTCGGGGGAGATCATAAATAACCCTATGACTTATAGCTCCTTGGAGAGGTACCATAGCGATTGGACCGCCAATCTGACTTTTGTCAGTAAAGACGTTCCTTCCGTTACGTACACATACTTGAAAGGTAATCAAACGGAACAGTTCATGCGGCTTGCTAAGCCAATTGAAACTAATCCATTAGACCAACTTGACAGTAGTGTACAAGAGACCGTTGCTAAACAAATCTGTATAGCAAGGGTTGATCCCACTCCGTATGAGTTTTTCGAGGATGCTGCGGAAATCCGAGAAACGATTCAGTTTCTTAGAAATCCAACGCAGGCATTGACAAGGTTGATTCAGACTTTTGTGAAGCATAAAAAGTCCCTCAAAAAGATACCAAACTACTGGGAACGAACCCAGGCTTTGGCCTCTTTGTGGAACCAATATCGCTTCGCTGCGAGCCCGTTACTTCGGTCTATGACCGATGCTATGGACTTACTGTCACAGAAACAACCCCACCGTCCGAAAAGACGGCGTGCGTCAGGTAGAGCAGAACAAAAAATTGCTTCTGAGCTACCGTTCGTTGAGACTAGACAAATTCAGAATCAGTACCAGACATTCCGGTACGAGAAACTGGGTTATCGTAGTCACAACTATCATGCCACTATTCTTTACGAGGTGTCTAACCCCTTAGAGAATGTGTTTTGGAAAATAGGTCTGCGCCGCAAGGATATTCCTAAAACGATGTGGGAGATTCTCCCTTATTCGTTTATGTTTGACAGGCTTTTAAATATTAAAGCCATGATAACAGGATTAACCAATTTTGCGGATGCAAATGTTACGTTCCTAGCAGCGAGCGTTACCAAACGGGAAGTGGATCAGTTTACCATTTCCTGTACGGAATACTCCTCTCTCGCTTATAACCAAATCGTCCTTACTAATCCAGACTTCCTTCAGTATGATAACTTTAGGATGACTAGAGATGTTTGGACACCGAGCCTCTTTGACACTGTTCCCAGTTTTACACCTGGAAACCTTGTTAAAGATATCACCTCAATACTCGACTTAATCAGCATTCTGCTGAGCATGTTACCCACGGCAAATCCTGCCTGGGATACATAGTCGATACAAAAAGGAGAAGGCGAAATGCCTATTTCATCCCTGTCGTTGCTGGAAAGCGCGACTATCACTCCATCTGGTGGAACGGCTTTGCCGTTTATACTTGCTGGTTCCCCTGTCAATGATGCGGTTAAAGCGTACGCGTCCGGAGATACTGATCTCCGTACTCGTCGTTCTATCCACTTCAGTGTCAAGGAACCGAAAGTATCGGCAACTGCTCCTAACGGATATACACAGGCCCGTGCACAGGTTTATATCAAGATACCTTTTAGTCTTGATAATGGACTTGTGACCACACATTCTGTGCGGATCGAGTTTGCTTATGACGCGGAAGCGACACAAGCAGAAGTACTCGAAATGCGCAAAATTGCGTGCCAAGCTATCATTGATAGCGATTTGGACGAGTTTTATAACAACTTATCGCTTGCGTGATCACATGTCCCTTAACAGGGCCTCGTGGCTCACTATACTCATTGAGCTCCTTTCGAGGATGCTTTTATTGAGTAAACGCGACAAGTCTGACGAGTAATTGTCAGAACTGTTATATTAACTGTGTTTAACGTTCTATCTTACCCAATAAGGAGTTACCCTATGAGTAAGTTAACCAGAAGGAAAAGAAAGGTCTTTACACCTTCGAGTATCCAAACACGGATAAAGAAGGCATTGGACAGCGACTTGTCCGGACCCCCGCAAGTGCAGGGGTCATTGGACCGCTCCATAGAGATGTTAAAGACTCGGCAGCGGGCTGAGTTTGATAAGAAATTCTTATCAGATTCAGCAGTATCAGAACAGCTTGAGGATCTAACCTACATAAAGTTTTTGTTGGTTAATAATCATATGATGCGCTTTGGTTTAGAAGGTCTCGACCTTCCAGACCCAAGTCATCATGTTCCTCAATCTCGCTTTAGCGCAAGAGAAAATATTCTCTTACGTGCGAGAGCCCTTATGGGTTTTGTTCTGACTCCGTTTATGGACGAAGAATGGTTTCAGTGCTGCAAACATGGCACTGGTTCTAGTCTTGGTGTCTCTTATAGAGATACCTCGCTAGAAGCCAAATCTAAGTTCCCGATATCGATAACTAGTGGAGCGAAATCTTCTTTCGATCAATACCTAACCTTTGACAGCTCGTTAAAGGCTGCCTTGTTAGAGTTTAACAGGCGTAATCCCATCCGGGATTGGTATAATATCGTAGAAGGGTCGCGGGCTACTACTGTCGCTAAGTCAACAAAGATCAACCGCATGATTGCCATTGAACCCACTGGAAATATGTTTCTCCAGCAAGGTTTAATGACTCTCATGTATAAACGGATGAAGGCTGTTGGTTTAGATGTCGAGAGACTACCCGAAATGCATAAATCTAGGGCGAAGATAGCCAGTATCACTTCGAAAGAAGCGACTATTGACTGGTCTTCTGCCTCTGATTGTGTTTCGATCGAGTTGCTTCGTTGGCTTTTGCCTCCTAAGTGGTTTGATTGTCTTAATCGTGTGCGGTCCCCACGAATGTCCATTATGGACGGGTTCGTGGATCTGCATATGTTTTCGACAATGGGTAATGCGGGAACTTTCCCGCTAGAGACTCTCGTTTTCTGGGTCCTGGGCCATGCTACCCGTCTTGAAGTACAAGGCACACTGTCACTCTTCCCGGAATGGGAAGATTTGATGAAAGTGTCTGTATTTGGAGACGATTGTATCGTGGCCACCGAAATCGCTGAAGACTTCATTGAAGTCTGTCAGAGTGTCGGCTTCATCGTGAATGTCGATAAGACATTTTATGATGAAGGGGGCTTCAGAGAGAGCTGCGGAGGAGATTATCTTCGTGGCTACGACGTTAGGCCTTATAATATTAAGGCTCCCACGTCAGACAGCTTGAGTGCTTTAGAGCCTTGGTTGTATGTAATAGCAAACTCTTTAATAAAGAAGTACATTATGTGCTTCGGGAGTTTAAACTATATATATGACAAGGAGCTATTTCGCACTTTGGCTGCTCTGTTTAAGGAGTATCACATTGCTGTCAAGCTTGTGCCCTCCTACTTTCCTGATGATGCTGGTCTCAAAATGTCATTTGACATTGAGAGGCTTATGCGCCACTATCCTGGGATTACATTATCTAGGATAGCGGTCAACCAACATGGCAC